CGCTCCTTTAAGCGACTGCGGGCCTTCGATGTTTATTTCTTTGATCTTTTAAAGAAATAGATTGTGAATTTACACAAGGGTACACCAAAGGCTTGGAGAGTTCGTTAGATATGGATCTTTGAGAAGTTCCTTAGTCTTCTTTCCTTGCATTTCAGTAACGGGTTTTAGAACCTGCAACTGCTTTACGAAGAAGATCGACTACAGGAGAAGCCTCCGTCTCAAAAAGACGTCGGCTTTTCTCAGTATTGAAAGTGAATCTTTGGATTACACCTTCAATACGATCCAATATCTCTAATGCCTCTTCAAAGCTTAGACGAGGATATTTGGCATGATCATATAGAGTTTTCTCTACATCATCAACTAAATCATCCAAATCTAAGTCTTCCCAATTCAGAATATTATCTTCTCACCAGCCCATAAGGCCAGCAAGAATTATTTTATCTGAATTGAGATCAGGAGCTTTTATTAAAGTTCGACTACCTCTTTTTAAAAGAGTATCTCGATCTTTAAGTAAAAGTTTAGACTTGTGTAAAGCGAGTTGTAAGACAACTGCGACCAATTCTGGTGCGTAGTCATCGTACACTTCTTTACGCGCGTCCTCCTGAGAAAAGGGATAAGGTTGGTAACCTTTTCCTTTTACAACTTCAAGCACTAGCTGCAGTACGGATCGAAGAGGAAGCAAAAACTTTGCTTTCTCTCAGTCAAAATCCTCATAACGAGGATTGACTAGAGATTCGACTACTATCCTATGCTCGATCGCACCTTTAGAGTGCAACAGACCTAGGAGAGATAGTGCCGGAAGTCCCACTTCTTTTAGATTTCTAAAAGAATTGGGTCTACCAAATTTTGAGAGTGTTAGTCCCAAAAGAGGCAGGTTGTTTATCAATCCAATTTTCATTCAAGTATAGCTGTCAGCTACACGAGTCTGAAATCCGGATTGAGACAACAATTGCTTAAAGGAAATGGTACTCACATTGACACCATGTACAATTGTCCGCTTTGCAAACTCAAATACAGAGTCAAGGGAAGAGATAGATTTTGATATATTAATATCAACTCCTAGATCAGCCATGACTTCTAAGTATTTGCTTGCAAGTGCTGAGTCAAATATCACGATGTCATCACCGAGAACCTCATATCGTTCCTCCCATTTGGAATAATTTCCCAATTGGTTAGAACAATATTGAAGGATCCAGTGATGGGTAATCGCTAGACCTGCTCAAGAGGATAACCCTCCCATGGGTTGCCCCACGGCATAGCGGTAGCGATTCTCTTGATCTATGACAAGATCGGGATATTTCTTAAGGATACTTGTTCCGAAAGAAAACTCACGATCTGTCATAAGCTGCAACCAGGCGCGTCCCATATCTTTTATCTGGAATATACTTTCAAATATATTCGCAGTTAAACGAGCTGGGAGACGATCAGTTGCAGATGACAAATCAAAAGAATAAGCTACACCAGCAACACGTGCTTTCTCTATCGATCGAGCGACAGAAGCTTCTTGATTGAAGGTTCCATCGTTCGGCATTGCTTTAAGGATCTGGAATAAACTCTCATGAAGAGGTTTTAGAACAGATTGAGACCAGGAATCGATAAGAGCAAAAACTCTTACTTTCCCTGCAGCCTCCTCCTTAATAGCAAATTGAGATAAAGCGGAGCCAGCTGCCCCCTTTTTAAGGGGCAACTTTCTTCCAGCAGTCTCAAGAGTAGAGACAGCACTCGCCAACGATGAAGACAATTGTTTTCATCGTCGGAGATTATTATCTTTAGCGATCGTATTTAAGTAAAATTGAATATTTTCTCAAATATGACCACGAGATAATGGGTATGCTGGCGTTATATTGAACATATGTTTCATCCCTCTAAGCAATGCGTAATCGGATAATAAACCCGAGAAGCTTTGTTTATTAGAGGGGCTAGACTTATGGCTCAATATAAATTGCATTGGGGCCAACTTGAACACTTTCGGAAATCCATCTAGTCTACGCATGTATACTAGGGAAGATTTTTTAGAATGCTCAAGAAGATCTAAAAAGCGCGGGACTGACCCTTTAAAAGGATCATATACAGTATTTAATTTAGAGTTTCCTCTTATTTTTAAAATACGGTATATACCAAATAAAGAAAGTCAGTATCGAGCCAAACCAGCATGCCCTTCTCGGATTAATTTTCGATCCGCTCGGTTTATAATAGCCGGGCAACCGTTAATTAATCTAGGAAGAGGCACGTTTGGTTCGATAGATCTTAGTGAAGTAATTTTATCACCTCCAAGGAATTTTTGAAGAGCCACATGACTCGCTTTTAACCATTTAATGGTATAAACCGATCCATGATGACGATTCATCTTTTCAATGAAGGTAATAAAATTGTACGCACTACGAACTCTAGCAGTTACTGAACTTGCCTTACCAAGACTTAGACAAACTAGTTTTTCTAAATTTTGGGGGCAAGCACGTCTGATACCAGACACAGGGAACAGTTTCTCCAATCGGACAGCTTTAGAACGGAATAATGTTAAATTTTTAATAAAGTTTTTCATAATTCTTTTTCTAATTGTTTGGTTGGGGAGACTTTCAATTGTTCCTCTCTTTAAAAGAGAGGGTTGAAGTTCATATCCTGCAGTGAAAACTGTATTGAGCTATGGACCTTTATGGGTCAGTAGTTCACATACATCATTGTGGGCCTTGAAACCTTCATACATATCTCAGTGTGCGAGTTGTTCAAACTCTGATTACAAAGGTGATAAACTCAATGTTGTGCATCTTATCCTAAGGATGAGTTGCCCATTGCGTGAAAGGGTATATTTATGTCCTTTCGCAACATCACTCAAGTAGTTATAACATTGAACCTAAGCAATCTCCTGAAATATGGGGTATACGCCTGTCTCTTCTTAGGAGACCAACACCAATCAAAATAAGGGCCCGCGAACAATGGCTGCGGAGCACCCTTAACTCGAAAGAGTTGAAGGCCTGAGATAAAGCGGAGCCAGCTGCCCCCTTTTTAAGGGGCAACTTTCTTCCAGCAGTCTCAAGAGTAGAGACAGCACTCGCCAACGATGAAGACAATTGTTTTCATCGTCGGAGATTAT